GCCATTGAACTCGTCCTCGATTGCTTTCAGTTTAGCTTCTAATTGGTCAGTGATAATTTTTGTGTCAATATCCAGTACCTCAGTTTTTATCTTAAAAGCTGGCTGCTCACCCTTTGGAATTGTTGCTAATTTATTTGCTATCCATTTTAGTTTTGTAGATAACTCTGCATCGGTAAAAGGAATCGCTTTCGGGTTAAGTATGCCTTTAAATAAATCTTCGGTAGTTGATTTAGCTTGGTCAGGAGATTGTCCGGCTTTTAATAATTTTTCGTACTCTGCATTGGCTTGCTTCAATAAGGAAGCTCTGTCCTCTAAGGATTTTATGGCTTCCGCATTTCTGTCCTTTCCGTTCTTGGTAATCGTCTTATCGGCAACCCCGTTAGCATTTAATAAATCCCCTTCGAGTTTATTTCTATATTTTAATCCAGTATTATAAACCGATTGACCATCAATTAATTGATGGTATCCATCTAATTGTTGTTTCCATGTGACCCCAACCTGTTTTCCGCTTAAATCAGTGATGTTTCCTAATTGGGTATTATATTTACTGGTTGCTGCTTTAGCACTTTCAATTGATTTTGTCGATTCGTCAAAATCGGATTTCACCTGTTTGAGATAATCTTCGGGGTCACGACCACTGACAAATAGATCATCAAATTGAGTCCCTGCATTTTTTAGATTGACAGCTTTCTGAACCATTTTATCCTGTGCCTTATCAAACGGGGATAAGTCCAATCTTTTTATTCTGCTTTGCGTATCTTCGATTGCCTTGTTGAATCCAACAGCTCCTTTATTGTTTCCTGATATATCCCATTGCCAAACGGCTTTAGGTTGATTAGAAACTGCCTTCGTTCCCTCAGATGTAAGACCATTCAGATAGGTCATAAGTTTCTGCCTTTCAATCTCAGCTTTTCTCGCATCAAATTCAAAAAGACTTTCTTTAAAGTGCATTCCAGTCATAGAGTTAACACCCTGAATCATTGTACCAGTAGTCTTTTTAACATCTGCATCAAGTGTTTTCATACTATCCGAAAACCTACCGTAGAATGTAGCCGGACTCGTGCTAGTCAAATTATCAACAGCCTTTTTCTGATTTCCAAGTTCGAACGCCAACTTCATCACTGATATTTGAGCATCGTCAGCATAGCCCCTCAAAGTTCCCCACCAGCCCGCTTTCATTTCACTGCCGTTTATCTTTTCTAATATCTTTGGTAACTCAGTCCATGCGTCATTTGCCGACAGAGACTTATCTGAAATCTCTTTATTTAACTCTATTACAGCCTGTTTAGCAGTTTTGGCATCAATTCCTAAGCCCTGTAACTGGTCTGTAATTTTGTCATTCGTAGGTTCGATTTGAGCAGAATAACTCTTACTAATTGCGTCTAATTGTTTCTCTTTGGTTTTAGCGGCAATATATTCATAAATAGCCTGAGTAGCAGATTCGTAATTACCTTTCAGAGCCTTAATTCCTTCAACCGTAAGCATTTGTAATGGAAGAATATCCTTATACACCTGTTTAAGAGTATTCATTGCGTCATCATGCTGCTTTATACTCTTGGAATTATCCATGACAGTATTTGACAACTCGGCAAATCTAGCAGTAAGTTTTGCAGATTCCGTTGCGCCTGAACCTCCCAATGTAGATAATTCGTTATCTAAAGCATGTGCTCCTGAAACAACAGCCCAAATACCTACCGCTAAGGTCGCCAATACAGCTATTATTCCCATAATCCAACCAATAGGATTTGTCGCCATAGATGCCATCATTGCGTCACCAAACGTAACAGTTTCATCCGTAGCTTCTGCTGTAGCATTGGCTAAAATGACCTTTGCAGCAGCACTAGCTTCGTCCGTAGTCATCCCCTTAGCTACCAATACATTACTGATTGCAGACTCTAGGTTCGCTAATTTCTGAGTGTCTGTTCCGGCTTTAATTACGAGCGTTCTAACTGCCTGTGCGGTAGTTTCCTTAGTGTAAAGATTTGTACTAACTTCGCTTATGGCTGCCCTAGCTCCATCTGCTGCAATTCCCGCCTTATTAACGAGTGTATTCGCTTCCAAAGAGACAGTTTTAAGAGCGATAGCAGCAGCCTCCTTTTCGCTTGCCATTGCAGATGCCTGAGCCACCATTGCAGAAGCTCCTGTAATTGCTGCGTATGCCTTTTGAGCAATCCCAACAGCGATCATTCCACCTTTATATAAACCTAGAGTACCTATGATTGGAAGTATTATAGCTCCTATAGTTTCCCAATTCTTAGCCATGTTCATTAGCAAATCAACGCTTCCTTTTAATCCATCGTTAACAGCTCCTGTACTACCCATTGAGTTAAACATAATGGTATAGGCATCGACCAAGTTGGAAATCTTACCTTTCAATGTCTCGGCTTGTATCTCCTGCATATTGAAGAACATGCCGCCCTCAGTTGTCAATCCGGTAAATATGTCTTTGACCATTTTGAATGGTACAAGTCGTTGAGATATTTTTCCGAAAACATCTCCGGTGGTTACGACCTTGCCTTCGAGCTTTGTAAACTGATCGGCAAGAAGCGAAACCATTGGAATACCTGCCTGAGAAAATTGTCTCAGCGTTTTTCCATTTAATACGGAAGCTGCTGAAACCTGACCATAGGCAAGTATAATCCTATCCATATCGACACCCAGTCCGGCAGATACGTCCGCAAGACTTTTCATTGTATCGAAAAGTTCATCAGCCGGAATACGGAACGCTGCTAATTGCTTCGTGTAGGTAATCAAATCCTTAAATTGGAAAGGCGATACGATAGCCAACGTTTTTACCTGTTCAAATATCTCTCCGGCTTTTTCTGTGTCCTGAATTATGGCATTTAATGAAACCCGTTGCAGTTCGAACATTCCGGTTGTCTCTGCAATACTTTTGACCAAGTTTATCGCACCGTAAATGGATATGTATTGTAAGGCAATACTTTTAAGGTTATTCACAAGTCGCCCCTGATCTTCATAGGCACTATTCTGAGCATGAAGCTGTTTGGTCTTTTCAGCTCCCATTTGTGCCTCTTTTGCATTCTGAGACGACAGTTCGCCTTGCTTTTTATTGATAGAGGTCATGTTTGAAATATAGCCTGAGTCACTCCGATTAAGGTCTTTCTTCCGATTAGACAGCTCTGACATTAAAGCGTTTGCTTCTCGAATTGAGGTAGGATTTACTTCGAGTAAATTACCAAGAGATTGGTTTCCAAAAGACGATTTTAGTACCTGCAACTTTTGAGTAAGCCTACCAACTTCGTCACTGGCTTTATGGAAAGCTCCATTAAGTTTATCATCATTCATTCCCACCCTGCCCGCTGTCTCACTAAACAGGCGCATAGACTGATCTAGCCGTTGTATTTTAGCTTCAATTTCATCAATTGAACTCTCCTTCATTCCGAGGACATCCTTCGTATTAGCTTTCGATGTAGCGTCCTTAACGAGTTTGGATGCTTCTGCCCCAACTTGAATATAATGCTCCTTCATTTGAAGCAGCTCAAAATTGGTTTGTCCTAGTTCTGAATTTATTGCAGTAATATCGGCAGTTTCACCACCCATCTTTAGGTTATTTAGAGATTCCATAGCTGCATTGATCTCTGCTGCCTCTTTCTTTAAATCAGCAATCCATCCGGCTTTTGCATCTAGGTCACTTCCTTGTTCAAACATTAACGGGTTACTCTTTTGAGCCTGTGACGATTCCAAGTTTAGAATATCCAAAATTTCCTGTTTAATTTGCACGAGCCTTTCCTTCATTCCATCCAAGGCGGCACTTTTGTCCGACTGGTTAGCATCGTAAAAGTCCTTAGCCCTGTCAGACAGCTCCTGATAATACTGAGACATTTCTTTCAAGGTGTTCTCAGTCTTTTCAAGCGCAGGAGCGTTTGAATTTGCAGTAGAACCCTGTTCGGCTTTTGCGCCCATTTTAATTGACAATTCTTGTTTGTCTAATATGGATTGCCAACCCTTAGATAATGCCTCTATTTCAGCAGTAGCCTTATCCCCGCCTGTCTTTACGTCAAACCCGACACTGTATTGTAATCCTAAATCGCTATCTTCATTCTCCATGATTTTATTCTTCTAAGTTTTTTAAAATTTCATCTGCTCGTTCGTCATTAGTTTTCTTTTTCCCAATGCCAAATCCCATCAACACATTATCTAATTCCTTTTTGCTTTTCGAATTACTTTTAAATGCGTTCTTATCCTTCTTCTTATCAGCGTCATAATCAACTCTCGTTTTGTCTAAGAGCATGACAGACTGCTTTGTGATGCCATCTATGAAATGAAACTTTAAGTAGCCCCACAGCCCTCCGTATGGGTAGATTTCCATCATTAAAGAATTATCTAAAGACATTTGAAACTGAGAGGGAATTACTTTTGAACCCTTATCATCTGAATCCGGCTCACCATCAGATTTCTTATCGCTAGCGAGCCTTTCAAAAAAAAAGCCTGTTCGGGATTGTTGAGTCCAGCTTCGATAATTCCTGAAAATACCTCCGAGGTTTTAAATGCCCGCAAGTACCGCCAGTGAATTGCATGTACAAATGGTATGTAAGAAAGTGCATTTAGCATTAAGTAACTAGCTATTCTTACGTCACTTGTCTGTACGTTTCTTAACTGTTTCTTTAAGTCTTTTTCATCGCTGTAATCGACGCTGTAGATAATGGCAATTATGTCATCCAGTACCCACCTTTTAGTGTCTGAAAGCCTATATTTCTTACCGAGTATCATAGCATCGGTTTTCATTCCCTTGTCAATCCGGCTCGATATTGAGGCTATTTTCTTGATTAAATCTTCTTGTTCTGACATATTGGTTTTAAATTGAAAAAGGGCGAGCCGAAAGACCCGCCCTTTTTAGGTTAGAGAGAAAATAATGATTAAGCAGGGTCTACCGTGTAGTTTGGCGCACCGTCAATAAACATTACTGTTTTCAAAGTCAAAGTATCAACCTTATTGGCAGTTACGATACATTTGATTGCAGCATTTCCACCATCGTCAACGATCTGAGAGATGATAGTTGCATTTGGAAATAAGAACATTTTGCTCTTGTCCAAATTTATAACCCCGATAGGACATTCAACGGCAGGCAAGACAGTTCCGAAACCTGAAACTTTAGAGCCGACACCAACGACATCGCCAAGAGTAAATGTCGAGGCGTCAGTCAGATCGACTCCACCCAGCAATGCTGCCTGCATGATAGCTGAGGTTGACATAACCTGAAATTCAAATCCATAATCACCATTCACAGGTAGGTTATAGACTGTCTCACCTTGCTCATTTTTAAATGCGGTCAGGGCGGGTGCAGTTCCACTCCATTTAGATGTTCCGGTTTTGATGTCGCCTAACGACATTGCGCCTGTTAGATCGGGCACTTTTCCGAGCAGCAAGTCCAGTGCATCGAACATTACGATGTCTCCATTTCCAACGAAGTAGTCTCCAATGGATTCTATTTTTGTTATTTTACCTTTTACAGTTCCAGCCATGATATTATTTTTAATAAATTGTTACTAATACATTAATAATCTTAGTGGAATAACCTGATGTGATTCCACGTCCTGAAAAAACCAAGTTCGTAGGGTCTAATTTAAAATGATACGACCCACTTACAACAGATTTGTTGTTTTCAAACAGGGAGTCAAATTTTTCCAGTATAAGATTTTCTTCTACTGTGTTAATTTCTCCCGTTCCAAATAATTTTACATTTATCGAGATTAATATGACGCCTCCTGTCACTCCCATTTGGCTTGCAGGGGTCTTATAAGAGCCGTTCTGCATAAGTTGTACGTAAGCATCAGGTATCGCACTCGTAGGAGTACTGCCCTCGTAAATTACGTTGTCTAAACCTGCTTCGATTAGCAAGTCTGAAAGGACAGGAAAAGGTTGTATGTCGGATAGTCTCATTCTGTTTGTTTTATAATACTTACAATCAATGGTTTTAATCCGGCTGTGATCTCGTCGAAATAGTCAGTTCTTATGTTGACTAGGTTAGCATAAGGCATAGCAGAAAAAATTACTAAGTAGTAATCATTGCTAAATCTCATTGCGCCCTTATTGATCGCCTCTTGAAGCTGATTATGACCCCAAATGTTATCTCTAGTAGTTAGTCCGGCAGGATAGATATTCGACCGTGAAACTTCTGCTGATTGATTTGGGACAAACCTTCTCAATACATCTCCGTGATAAATTCCAATTCCTGTAGAATCCTGCAGGTTTCCGGTAACAACCGGAACTGAACACGACTCATAAATTTGCTCAGCCACACGCTCCAAAATTCCGATAATGTCATTTTGCACTTTCTTTGCAAGGAACATTTTCATATTGTATGCTATGACTTCTACGTTAGACATCTACGCCTCCTTTTAGCCAAATCTCAGTATCATTGAAATCCGAGGCACATTCAAACTGGTCAATCGTAAATGCTGATATACGGTTGTTTAAACTTGTAACCACGACTATGTCATTAATCTTAAATTCCACATTACTAACCGGAATGAAAAGACTCGGTTTAGATTGAAAATCGACTACCTGAAAAGTGGTATTTCCGCTTCCTCCGTATTGGATTTCGCATACACCATCGTACAGGGTAGTTGATATTTCTTTACCTTCCACGTCAGCCTTACCCGTTGAGCGAGAAATGATACAGTTGTCAGGATAATTGTAGTCGTTAACTATCATCGTTCGAACATATTAGCAAATCTCACACTTGAAACCGACTCTGTTTGTTCTCCCCACTTGCGCCTTAACAGGGTTGCTCTACCCCTAAAGTACTGCCTATCGGATGGTGCAAACAAATATGATTTATTCGATACAGACCTATTCCCTTTTTGAACTCTTGCGCCTCTACCGTTACCTACACTGGCGAGAATCATATACAGATCAGACTGAGCTAAATCTATATCCTTCTCGTCAATGTCAGTAAAAGGAGTGCCTAATGTCAACCCACGACCCTCTAGCGTACTTTGGATATTCAAAGCCGAAAATCCGTATTCGAATAATCCCTGTAAATAATCTTCGATTGCCATGGTTTAATTTTTAGACTACGTTCAAATAATACATGTATTTCTGTTTGGTAGGAACTACTAAAGCAGTCATTTCAGATTCAAATGATTGAGTTTTCATCCTCAGATCGAAATCAACAGTTAGCAATAAACGTCCACCGTAGAAACTACCATAAGTACCATTATTCAAAGGCAACTGTAAAGGCTCTACAACCTTAACGCTACCGATTTGACCATCAGGAACTAATACCAATACATCAGCACCGAAAGACCGGAGTTGAGGGAATGTAATTGCCTTAGCCAATTTGTCCCATTTTTCAATAGATACAATACTATCGACAACATTAATAGATACGCCTACCAATTGTTCAAGAGCCAATAGCTGACCATCATAACCTAAGTTACGACCAATAGAGATAGCCGAGTTGTCACTCGAAATTGCCGGAGAATAACGATAACCAATTGCTGACAAAACTTTTGAGTGATTACACATGTCCTGAGCAGTCAATAAATCAACTTCAAAGTGACAGGCAGTAACACCGTGCAGTTTTGCGTAGCGAACTTTAGCTATCAAATCCTTAATAGGGTCAGCAGCAGAACCTTCAACGGTATGAGTATAATCAGTCCACCATTTTGAAGTCGTGGTCAACTGGGTTTTATTGATAGCCGGAATGTTGGCTGAGAAAGTCACATTTTTGATACCGTTAGGGTTGTTTGTATCCAACAGGGTTAATGCACCAGTTGAGACCATTTGGTGACGTTGATAAGTCAATGAGTTGGTATGCGAACCAATCATGTTATCAGTCGTTTCAAACAAAGCGTCACGAGCAGCCTGTCCAGCGACATCACTTGCAGCACCAAATCGTTGCTGGATTACCATCTGTTCACGAATAGTATCTTCGTCAATTTCGTGACGAGTTTTCATACGTGGAATTTTACCGGTAGCGATTTCGAAACCACGAGTGGTAGAAGGCATTGCGGGCGAATTATTACTTACGTAAGTAGCCATGACATTCAAGTCAAGCTCTTTCTGTAATTGATGGTAAGTAAAGTCGATTTGCATATTTGGGTCAAAAACAAACCCGTCCATTTGAATGCCGTTATATTTCAACGACATTACATCATCCAAGAAACCTTGGTAGTTGTCGAGCGCACCTAGTCCGTTCGTTACTAAGTCATAAAAATTACCTTGTGGTGTTAGTATAGCCATTATTATTCGTTTTCAAAGTTAATTTCAGGAAGTGAATTGATAACACAGGTAGGAATTGGAGAAGTGCGAGCCATCAGGATAGTACCATCAAATACTACATCAGCAGTAGCGATAGTATCACCGTCTCCAACTACAATGTCGTGCCACAGCAATCCGTTAGGAGTTGTGTTGATTAATGCGGTATTTCCGGTAGCAGCAGCCTCTACGTAAATGTCGCCCGCTTTACCTGTTCCCAAAGAACCTGCGACAATGGTTGCGCTTATGGTGCTGTTACCATTTTCATCCACGTTAGTTGCGACCGATACAATAGCAGCAGCTTTTCCAGTAGATGTATATGTAGCAGGAGCAGCCATAACGACCAATCCGGCAGCAGCCTGTGGACAATCACCGTTTGCAGCAAAGACAGCTACGACATCGCCAGCAGCGAGGTCTTGTGCTAACTGATAAGAGTTAAGTACTACGAAATTTCCACCCATAACAGGCAGATAGATAGGTGTTCCGGCAGGAATTATGTAGTTTAGCGGATAAGCGGATACGTCCAATGTACCACCACTCTGTTTTACGCCATCTACATCGAGCCATACGGGAGTAATACCACCGTATATTTTATTCTGAGAACCAAAAGTGTTAAAACCCATGTTTGTAGAATTTAAGTTGTTTTTATTTTAGGAAGTTTGCCTTCCGATTGTAATCTCTTTATTTCCAAATCGTAGTTTGGCTTCTGTAGATTCCCCGTGCTTGCTACAGGAGGTTTTACTCCAAAATCAGCACCGATTGAATTACAGGTAGCATTGAAATCAGCCTCGGAAGTTTCTTTTGTGAAGTCGAAATTCCTCGAAGCGTTTTTAATGACAACTTCTGTGTATTTGCCTTTAGAACTTGCGAGAATCGCCTCTTTTTGTTGGGCTTGGGTTTTTGCAGTTTCTACTCCGGTAAACTTTGCATCCATTTCGGTAAATTTTGTATTCATGCCATCCATGAATGTTTTCATGTAGGCAGGAATCTTTGCTTCTTCTTTCTCCTTTGCGTCCGTAATCGCTTTCTTTGCAGCAATTTCTTCGTCAGTTGGAGCTTTTGGATTAGCAAGGTTAAAGGCTGCGACTCTTTCTGTAGAATCATTTCTTAGGTTTCCATCCATAGTTGTGAATGCTCCTGATACTTGCGCTACAAAAGCGTCTAATTCGGTTTCTTCACCCGCAAATGGCATCAGGGTATCTAATGTAGAATCGAGGGTGCGGTCACTCATTTGCTGAGTCTGACCATTCAATAATAAAATTGCCGCAATTTTTTCACGGGCTTCCGGTCGTTGAAATTTCATAAGTTCTTTATGAGTTATTGTAAATAAAAAAGCCGACTCAGTTTTTCTGAATCGGCTCAATGGCACTATAATAAATATGTTACACCCCTAAATCCTACTACGAATTTTCATTCGGTTCGGAAGTCGTAGGGGTCTTTTTAGTTTAGACTTAACTTAATCAACTTGACCTGTTTACATCCCTTGCAATAAAGTTCGATAGTTCCGGTTGCGTCTATGTTAGTCGCTAATAATTTTCCGCAAGAACAATGAATTTCGAGAGCTTTAAATTTAGGCATAGGTTAGTTTAATTTCTTTCCTACAAAGATATAGCTATTTAGCCACCTTCCGAACCGTCTTTAAAAAATAAATGCAATTATTTTAAGTACTACTTTAGATAATTATGTTTATATATTGATTATCAGTTTTGTAACGAATATGAAATTTATCAACGTTGTTTTATAAAGTGTGGTCATACACCACTATTTGTGACTATCTTTGCAACATATATAAAAGAGCCATTTTTTAGAGCCTTGTAATCTTCGGACTACATGGCTCTTTTTTTATGCCTATGCTACTAAATTATGCTCAATATCAAAAGGTTAAGACTCGTAAAACGAGCAGATACCTAAATGAAGGGTCTCAGATAAATGCTTATCGGTGTAAATCTAAGATCGTGATCTTTGCTGGAAACCGTGGTAATGGAAAGACGCACCTTATACTGTCTAAACCATTGCCATTTATTGGTCTGCCTGAATATCGCTGCGTCTATATGCGTAAAGAGGTAAAGGATGCTGCCGGAGCAGGTGGTATTGTAGATGCCTCCAAAGGTCTTTTCAGCCAGTTTGGTCAATACTTGGAGAGTGCCGCTAATATGTACTGGAAATTTCAATCAGGTGCAAGAGCGTCCTTTATGAACTACTCAGCGACCTTAAAAGAATTTGCCGATGCAATCCAAGGCAAGGAATACGCCCACATTTTCATAGATGAAATTACCCATATCGAGGAAGAAAAATTCAACGCCCTATTTGCCAACCTACGTACAACCTATGGAATCAATACTCAAATTTTTGGGACTTGTAATGCTGATGCAGACAGTTGGATAGCCACACTGATCGAGTGGTGGCTTGACCCTGAGACTGGATTCCATTTACCGGAAAGAGATGGCAAAGAAAGATTCTTTTTTCAATACGGGAATAGCATTGCCGAAGCTATTTGGGGGGATTCGAGAGAAGAAGTCTACGAGCTTGCAAAGGACTATATCACACCATTTTGGGACAAAGGAATGGATAAGTACAACTCTCCATTGGATGTGATAATGTCAATAAGTGTATTTGAGGGCAAAATGTCTGAGAATGAATACCTTATGCGCTCAGGTGGTGGTGGTGGTGAATATCTTGGTCAACTTCTGAAAGGTAGTACCGAGATGAAAAACCGCTACGCAAGAGCATGTTGGAAAAAATTAGATGTCGGAGATTCGCTAATATCCGAGGAAGATATGAATAGACTTTTCGATGGTGCAGATCAACCGAGCGATGTAAAATATGCCTCTATGGATTTAGCCGGAACTGGCGGAGATAAGGCAGTATTATTTATTTGGGACAACCTCAAAATAACGAATGTGTACATGACCATGAAATTAAAAGCTCCTGAGCTTATCGCATGGACTATAAAGCATTTAACATACGAAGGAGTGGCGGAGAGTAATTTCTGCTATGACGGTCAGGCAATTGGATGGGCTTTCTCAGGGCACTTCGATTTAGCCAAATCATTCATAAGTAACTCAGCAGTATCGGAAGAAAGCAAGGTCGCAGGTAACGACGGCAAAATGGTAAGACTTTACGCTAACGCCAAAGCCGAACTGATCGGGAAATTCCTGACCGTGCTTAACAACTATAAAGACATGGGAATCTGCGGGATAAGTATTAGACCGGAGCTTTTAAATCAGATATTCTACGGCAAAACTCTAAGACAGCACCTACTAAGCGAGAGAAAGGGGATTCGGTTCAGAACCGACAAGTTCGGGGTTCTCCAATGTATTGATAAAAAGGAAACTATCGCAATTTGCGGGCACTCACTCGATGTATTCATGGCTCTCATTTATCGCTTCGCACTCGACATCGGAAAAACCACTAAAGCTATTCCTATGGATAAAGCAAAATTAAACAGTTTACTAAACTTCTTTAACTAAATTATAATGGATATAACACCGGACGAAATTAAATACCAAAAGCTGTGGTTTACTCCTAAACCAAAGAAAACATATTTTACTGATATGTTCTACAGCGAGTTGTTGGAGAATAGAAACTCGCAACAGAAATTCTATGACGAGTATTTTCCTACAGGTCATGTGATAAATGACCCATCAGTATTTCCCGACATACCGATTTACGATTCCAAAAATAATATCGTAGATTTTCACAAGGTAAATCGCATCGCTGTTCCGTATCAGAAAATGTCCATCGACATCATTCTAGCACACCTTTTAGGCAACAAAACTCAGTTCGCTGACTCTACAGTAGGTGAGAATAAAGCCGTGCTTATATCGCAGTACAAGGAGTATTGGGAGCAGAAGAATATGGAGGTAATGCGGAATAAACTTATCAAAAGTATTCTCACGGTCGGGGATGGTGCGGTACTATTTTATAAGAAAAAGAACATACTTAATTGGAAGGTTCTGTCATTTCTCGACAAGGAACAAATCTATGTCAAAAATGACAAGTTCGGAGACATGCAGTATTTCGCCCGATATTATTCTCAGAACAATGGTGGAACAATTACAAGTTATTGCGATATTCTTGACGATACAGATTATACAACCTTTGTTAACGCAGAAGGCGGCTGGAACATATTGGAGTCGAGTCCCCATGGATTTTTAAAGATTCCCGTAGTGTACCACTTGCGAAAAGAGGGTGCGTTTTGGACTCCGGCTCAGGAATTAATCGACGACTTAGAAGTAATGATGTCTCGACTCTCTGAGGATAATAGGACGAAATCAAAAGCACGATTATATATAAAAACAAATGACCCCGATACAGTCAAAACTAAATCTGTCGGAGGAACAGACCTGATTGTTACAGGAGAAGGCGGTGATGTAAAATTGCTTTCAGGCGCAGACATTTCAACTCAGTTCAAATATGAATATGAAATGCTTAGCGACGAAATTGAAAAAGTACTTGGATTCGCATTTCCAAAACATAAATCGTCAGGAGATATGCCTACCACCTCAATGAAATTAATGTTCTACCCAACCGAACGTATTGTACTTCAATTGATTGTAGACTTTGCTGAGATGATGGATGAAATTAACGATCTGTTTAAATTTGGAATGATGGCAGAACACCCTGAAATTATGAGTCAACTTTTAGCTTTGAAAGTCTCGGCTACAATCAAATTATTTACGCCACAGGACGATGCCTCTATATCTCAGATGGTTGGACAAGCACTGACATACGGACAGATAAGTGTACAAACTGCTTCTGAGAATACTCCCGTTGCTGCAAATGACGAGTTTAAAAGGATACAGGACGAAGAAGCCGATGCTGCCGCCAAGGAAATCGCAGCCAACATTCAGATAGCAAAAGCCACACCAGCGACAGTGCCTAACGATGCGACACCTGCTCCTGCTTCAACTAAAACCGCTAAGCCATGATTCCAATAAAGCCCGATAAAATTAAGAAAGTAGCTTCCCGAATAATCAAAAGCGGGGACGAGGATTACGACATAATCAGGCGTATGACCTGCGATCTCTATATTTCCTGTCAGAACATGGTAGCAGCCTACGATATATTTCGTAGGGCTACGATGGGGGATGAATATGGAAAGATAGCCTCTGCCAATTCAAGTGCGAGTACATGGTTCGCTAAGCCGGAGAATCAGAGTTACATTTCAATGCGTAAAGCTGAGATTTACAAGGTTGGATTTGACGAGTATTGCAAAATGAAGAATATCGAACATGCCGACTTCAAAGCGATTGAGGATAAAAAATATGAAGAACTTGCCGACCGGACTCCCGCCCAAATTAGACGAGATAATCAAATCGTATTGCAGAAAATCATAGACGAGTCAGTGGACGATATAACTGTCCTATCTGCTACTAAGCAGCTCATGGATTTGAATGATGCTAAGTATAAGGACAAAGGAATAGAATTGTCTGATACAGATAAACTTGTGCATTTTTATCTTCCTGCGCCTCTTTGTTCTGATTGTCCAAACAAGTGCGAAATCGAGAATCAGTTTAAGGATTTACCTGACATAGATTTAGAATTAGAGGAATAAAAAGAAAGCCTATCAAAATTAATTGATAGGCTTTTTTATTTCTAATTAAATCAAAATGTATTTTTTATTATTCGTATAGATATACGTGCAGGTAATTCCTATATGGTTCATTTACCTTGATTGAGGCAAGCGGCTCTTTTAAGTATTTACTATCTGCCTTTTGTACCTGCCAACCAACATCTCTGTGTTTCAACAGATTTTGGCTGTAGTTAGCCGGACTTTGTTTAATAAAAATGAATTGAGTTGATGTCTGTATCGGCTGAGCTACAATGTAGTTGACTACCGGATTTAACAGGTTTTGAGTGGCGATAAATTCGATTGCCTGACCATGTTCCGCTAACACGAATCGGTCACGTTCAAATTTCTGTTTACCGCCATTTTCAAAAGCGGATGCTGTTACGAACAGCAGACTTGCAATGCAAATCAATAGAAAACTTTTCATAAATGAATACTTTTAAATTAATACTATGTGAATAGATTGCAAAGGTAAATGAAATATGTGGTCATAAAACTACTTAATAAAAATAGTACTGATTATTTTAAAAGCAAAATGCCGGACTTTCACAAGCTCGGCATTCATATAAAATAAACCTTAATACAAAAAATGAACACAAAAAAAAAATAAGAATACAAGTAAATGTAGTTTTCGACTTTTCGGTCGTTTATCTGCGAGCCTCCTATCCGGTTGTACTTCTCGGAAATAAATGCCAAATGCACTTGACACTTACTTTCAAAGGCTCTTTCTTTTATAGTTTGTGGAGACGATAGGGATCGAACCTATAATCTTTGCGGCAACAAGCCACCTGCTCTGCCTGTTGAGCTACACCCCCGATCATTGAGCCACAAAGATAGATTATAAATGTGGTTATATCGCTATCTTTTGAAAATAATTATAAGTATTTTGCAATAGCTTCCAAAAATCCGTCAAACGTCCTTGCCAAGAAATAGACACCTCCGGCAGCAGTAATTTGAGCCTGTACAGCTTTTTGGACATCACTTTGTTTGTCCTTGCCGAATTTAACTTCGATTGACACACTTCTCCCGTTGACTACTGCGTTTATATCTGCCATCCCGTTAGTACTACCACTTTTGATGTACCTGCCCTGTGCGACGCTATATGTGCCCTGAGTATTAACACGGGCTGCGAAATGTCCGTGCATTGTCAGCCATGCCACAATTGATTTGGTTAGGGCATTTGCTCCGTTATCCATGAACTTCGACTTGATCTGCAATTTGATCTCAATATGCTTAGTAGAATACCACCAAAGTTGGTAATCCTTGTCTAACTGTTTAAGAGCGTCGCACTTGATATAGCGAGGCTTCTTTTTAGGAATCTTATAGACTGTAAATTCGGGGATTCCGATCTCAGCGTTTGTCATTTCTTTTCAAAATAGTAGAGAGTCGATGTACCGTGCTTTCTTGTTGTTTTTATAATGTAACCCTCTGAATCCATGACCTTTCTTAGTACTTCCAAGGTTTCCGGTTCTTTCGTTCCCACGATAGTTTGCCAGTCCATCATTCTCATGGCATTTTTAATTCCGATAAATTGAGCTTTAACTGCGTGAATGGCAGCGAGTAGACTCTGTGAAAACGCACTTGCTACTCCTTTCTGTACGATCTCGTCATAACGGTAACTTTCAATTCCGTGAAGCAAATACTGTTTAACGCATTCAAACATAAACTCATAGAAGTATTGATATTCAATAGCTCTTTCATCAACCCACTCGTCAAAGAACCGATACTTAAATTCTTCCATTGGAGTGTTCTGCTTATTGAAGTGATTTGTAAACCCAATTACAATACTTCTCCGCTTGTCTGAATCCCCGCTTAAAACGAAACCAAAGTTTCCGGTTATAATAAATTTACAGGAATCCTGGAAATTGAGGGTAACACGGGCTTTATATTTTTCCTCGGACGAGAAATTTCCTGTGACCATGTTATACAAAACGTCCTGATTGAAGTTCTTCGGAATATCGTCGATGCAGACAATATCATGCTCAGCCTTTACTCCCTGAAATTTGAATTTATCTTTCGAATTGAAATTCTTACCATCTTCCCAGTGAGTCAATCTAAGCTCTTTTAAGGAGTCGAAGGCGATCAGCGACTTTCCCGTACCTCCCATTGCATTAGGGTTGTCCAAGTGATCGGAATCGGCAAACATTATCATTTTAGCGTTCGACTTGTCCTTGTATGTGTGAATCATATAACCAAGAGTTCGCATAAGGTATGAAAGCCCCTCTGCTCCGACCGCCTTTTCGCAAAACTGATACCATGCGCCCTGTTTAAAGTCCCCGCAATTCAGATCAACTGTTTTATGGATGATCTTCTCGTTTAAGATGCAGGTTTTCCCTACCAAAATCTCATTGTATGGATTAAGTTTGACGCCAAATCTATTTATCGAAATAATGCCATTGTCAAAAGGCAAATAGCAGGTCGTAGCGGTATCTTTAAGCAAGTCCGGCTCTATCCTCTCCATTTGTATAATAGTAGGCAGAAACAGCAGCACACCGTATGCTTTCAGGGGTTCTAACCACTGTCTATGTTTAGGAGCAATGATTCCGACGAGATAACGATACATTGCGTTGGCATTTGAGTTACTAACCCTTTTGTCAATGACCCTCACCATACGGATGTCACTCATACGAACGTCGTCATAAAGACAATGGAAGCCCTGTTGAGTAAGGTAGTTTTCCAAGGCTACCTTATCAATGATTGGCTTCCTTTTAGTTTCGTCAGCACAACTCCATACGCAAAAATCAGCAGGTGTAATCATAATTAATCTATTAAATCCATTATTTCACTTCCGGTTACTCCTTTTGCTACAAGCAATAGAGTCAGGTAACCAATTAAATCGCAAACGTCATTCGTTCGCATTGTCTCAGATGTTTCAATCCGGTTCATTTTATCGTCCAACCGGATTAGTATTCCCTGAGTAGAATCGAGCTTTGAAAATCTACGTTTAGGATTGATAGCGGCATCACCATAGCGGTTATTCTTTTCAAGTAACAGGGCTGTAATCGAACTCGTTATCTCCTTAATTCTGTCCTGAGAATTGGGAACAGGCTTCTTATAAGATTTTCCATGTAATTCTTTGATTAGGATTTCACTTTCTACGAGAGATTTCCAATCGTCAAGCCATATTTCTTCGTCATAATCTCCAGCCCTCCTGAGCGATGGTAAATCCCATACTCGGAAATATAAATTATTAGCATTACAAGTTTTACTAAATTCAAAATATGCGTCCATGCCGCCAATTAATATTATTCTTTTCATTTTTAAATGCTTAAAGTAGTAGATACGAATTGCACCTACTACTTGGTTATTTGTTAGTTATCAAAAAGGAAGATCATCTTCTTGTGTACCTGCTATAGTCGGAGCAGCAACAGGATTTGGTTCGGCAGCAGAAACGAAAGGAGCAGAACCTTGATTTGCGGATTGTTTAACACATGTCCAAATCGAGTTTGTTGTAGACAGCATGTGACGAGAGACAGGTTTAAGAGCAGTAACGGGGGTATCATAAGCTCTTGCTCTCATATTAAATACAACATCAACAATATCGTTGATTCCTACTCCCTGAATCTTATTTGGCTTACCGTCCTCATAGAAGGCTTCTACAGCGATACTGTTTGGATATTGTTCTCCGGCTTCTTCAAGTACCAATTCCTGTTTGCAGTAAGTTTTGCCGTTATTTTTACTCTCGATAACTTGGATTGGATTCATTTCGATAACCGTTCCGATAAAATGCAAATTATTTTTAGCCATTTTGTTATATTATAGTTTTGTTAATTAATATGTTATGCCATTCTTTTTACAAATTCGTCACCGATAGAAGAAAGCCAGTCTTTGAAAACCAATACGGATTCAAGAGTTTTAAATTCGAGAATCAGGTTTAATTTTTCGTCGTCATTTCTATCCGATTTGTCGGTAACGCACAGGGCGATGTTCCCATCGGGTGTTGTACCACTAGTAGCGGTAATTTTTCTGTCACCACAGACTACAATTGCGTTAAGGCTGAAATCTTTGTCTTGTTTTAATTTGATGTTTTTAGTCATTTTATTTAGTTTTAAAAATTAATAGTAAGAATTTGGATTGTTCCAGTTGTCGTCGTCGGCAATTAGGATGAAAATCACCACACAGATGATTAAAGTTGTGAGTGGCATGATTATTTAGCTAAGAGCCAAGAGAGCATAAATGAAAAGAACAATACCCCCAGTCCTATCAAAAGTCCACTGCAGAAAGGCAACAGTACAATCCACCACGCCCATGTGACAACTCCGGTCAGTTTTAAAATCAGGAATGCCATTCCAACCACTCCAAAAATATATTTTCTCATAATGTTTTATGTTGATTATTAATTGATTATGCGTACATTGCCAAACCGTTGTCATCTACAAACACCCCGCAGTTATTCAGGAGAACCAAATCTTCTTCATTCAGGTATGGAAGAACTTCGGAAATGTCCGGCAGATAAATTTTGTCATGGTCAGCCCCTTGGATAATGTAGCATACTTCGAAGGGGGTGCGAGACCTGAGTAGGTTGATCGCTACGACCTTTAATTCGACTCCTTTGGGGCAGTCCGTGAAGTCCTCATTGAAGGCTTCGATCACTTGTTGTTTTGTTACCATAATTGATTATTAAGCGTTTAACTATTTGCCGTGCTATGGGTTATTTGAGCAATGACACGCCCCATGACACGGATATTTAATTGATATTGAACGGATTGAAAGGGGTGTGATACGTGTGACATGAAAAACCTCAATTACTTTGCTATAGAAGTTCAAAACCCCGCACCCCAGAGAGACCATTCGGATTAGAGACAGCAAAGGTAAAGGGTAGATTGTAGCTATATACCAACATAAAAAACAATAACATACATTAACTTATAATTTCTTCGTTCTAGGATATATATATTTTTATATTATTTTTTTATTGATTTAATAATCAATTAAATTTGCCATAGGAAAGTATTTGGCGTTTTTGATGTCACACAGGACACGGAGGGTTTAATATATTGATAATATGGTGTTTAAGCGTGACATGAGATAATAATTCCCATGACACGCCCATGTCACGCTTTTACTTAGTTCGCTGATAATCAGCAAAAGGTTGTTTAAGGATAATGAGATTCCTGATTTTCTAAGTCCCGAACTCTCTTAATCTCTTCTTATATTTTCTTTTCTTATATCAATATCAATATCAATATCACTATCGGCATAAACTTTATGCGTTCGTATCCGGTTTTATGCGATCGCATACTTTCGCATCCGTTCGCATTGTCTCATTCAACCACAATTCCTGCCTTTAATCCTAATAGCCATTTTAAAGCTCTCTAAAGCCTTGTAATCTGACAAACGTGTAAACTAACACGGACACGCTTTAAATCCCATCACGGGATGCTCAGCATCATTCAGCCCTGCCATTTGCTTTGACGGAGATTACATCATCATCTATATTCTCATTATTTTGCGGGGAAAATTTTTGGGGGTCAGAGAGTTCTGTTTTTCTTTCCTTGCTCTTGGGGGGTGTGCTGGTGTACCAGTACACTAATACACTCTTATTTAATCAGTTGTGTGTCACCACGTTATGCTATTGTTACATTCCATACGGAACGTAATTATTAACATATCAATTGTTATCTGTTTATGTTAACTTTTGTTCACATTTGATTTGTTATCTTTTTGATTGTCAGGCATTTACGTACTTCTCACAATTAACACTTATGTTAAACGTGTACATGTATATGATTATCAGTATGTTATACTATTATATTGTTAACATGTATGTCTGTATAGTTGTATGTTTGTACGTTGTATGTTATATCTATCATATTACTTTGCATATTACGTTTAATGTATTGTATATGTGTATGTTATACTATTAATAAAGTGTTCTACATAGTAGTA